AGCCGGTAAAGTACGACTGTAACGACAAGGACAAGAAAGACAGCCAGGCCAAGCTGTCCCTGGTGTCTACGGTGGAGGCCAAGCTGGATCGGCAAAGCGGCAACCTGATCCGGCATAACGCTGTGGACGAAAACAAAGACGGCCTGTGCGATCTGTGCGGCAAGGAAATTGACATTTCTGCCGTTATGGCCGCTTATCACAGCCAAAACATTGCCACCGTGGATCAGCGGATTGGCAAGGCAATTGGTATATACGGCGAAAGCTGTGAGCTGCTATATGCCAGCACAGAGGAGCAACCACGCCCGCGATCCGCAGTGTATGCGCCGGATCAGATCGTGCTGGTGCAAGATGATACTGTGGAGCACAAAGACTTGTTTGCGCTGTGGTTTGAGCAGCGGGAGCGCACAGACCGCAGCCGGTACTATGCGGTAACAGTCTATACGACTACCCAGTATCAGCAGTACGAAAGCACATCGCTGGATAAAGAAAACTATGTGTACAACCCGGTGGGCGCGCCTGTGCCCCATTTCTTTGACGGTGTGCCGGTGGTGTGTTATGAGAACAACGAGGAGCGGCAGGGCGACTTTGAACAGGTGGCCAACTTGATTGACGCCAGAAACGAGCTGCTGTCCGACCGGCTTACAGATAAGCGTAAGTTTGTCAATTCCATCTTGGCAGCATTCGGCGCGGTTCTGCCCCAGGACACCATGGAAGCAGCTAAGCGAGACCGGCTCATTGACGGCATTCCCCAGGACGCCCGGTTGGAATACATACAAAAGACCTTTGACGAAAACTCCATGAAGGTACTGGACGATACCTTGGTATCGGATATTCACAAGATGACCCTAACCCCGGATATGACAGACCAGGCCTTTGCCGGTAATGCCAGCGGCGTGGCATTAAAGCTCAAGCTGCTTGCCCTGCACCTGCTGGTAAAAAGCAAGATGAGCGCCATGGAGGCGGGGCTGAAGAAGCGCTGGACCCTATACAACAACTGGCTGGCACATAACGGCATAGACCCGGTGTCCGTAGATGATGTGGATATGGTGTTTACTGTGGCGCTGCCCATTGATGAGGCGCAGATTGTCTCTATGGTGTGCACCTTGAAGAATGCCGGGCTGGTGGACGATCAGACCCTGCTGTCTCTTCTTTGGTTCGTTAAGGACCCGGCAGAGGCTGTGGAGAACATGAAGCAGCAAAAGCAGGAGAACCAGCAGCAGTATATGGACAGCTTTGCCCCAAAGACTGAGGACGAGGACAAGGACGAGGACGAAGAGAAAGACACGGCAGGCCGGCAGAAAGACGAAGAAAAGGACGCTTAATCTATGAAGGCAGCAGAGTATTGGAAAAGGCGAACGGTTGACCTGGAGCACCTGCTGCAAGCGCGCACCACCGCAACGATGGTGGAGGTCAACCGTATGTACGCCCAGGGTGTAGAGCAGCTCAACGAGCAAATTGAGCGTATTCTCCGCCGGTATGTTAAAAACGGTCAAATCAGCCAGGCTTATGCCTTGCAGCTGCTCAGCGCAGACCAAACCGCAGAGGAGCGCCAGCGTCTGCTGGAACAGCTACAACAGACTAAGGAACCACAGGCACGGCGTGAATTGATCGCTATGCTGGACGCTCCTGCGTATGCGGACCGTATCAGCCGTTTGCATGCTTTACAGAACGCTATTCGTGCGGAAGCCGTAGCCATGGGCGTGCGGGAGGAACGGCTGGCGAAAGCGCGACTGACAGATACACTCAAACAAGCATACTACCGCACTATATTTAACGACCAAAAGCGTAATGGTCTATATGACTTTCGCTTGATCAGTGACCGCCGTGTACAGGCCGCACTTACCCATAAGTGGAGCGGCAAAAACTATTCCGACCGTGTGTGGAAGAACAACGCTGCTTTTTGCAAGCGCCTGCAACGCACCATTGAGGTGGGCTGCATGACCGGCATGACCCTGCACGATATGGAGGAGCGGTTGCTGGAGGACTGCATAGGTGCAGACAGCGACAGCGGGCAACGCTATTGTGCCAGCCGCCTGATCCGTACAGAGGTCAATCACTTCTCCAATCAGGGCTTTTTAGAGGGCTATAAAGCAGCGGGCATTATCCGGTATCGGTTTATGGCTACTCTGGATTTGCGCACCTCCGCCGTGTGCCGTCAGCTGGACGGCAAGACCTTTTTGGTAGAGGATGCGCAGCCGGGCAAAAATGTGCCGCCTATGCACCCTTTTTGCCGCAGTATTACCGTGCCGGCGGTCAACAACCGCACAGGCACCCGCTGGGCCAGGGATCCGGTAACCGGCAAGTCCATGACCGTACCGGCAGATATGACCTACGCCCAGTGGTATGAAAAGTATGTGGAGAAAAGAGACCTGGGCTTGACGGAAGAGGAAGAATACGCAATGAACAGCTGGGTCTCCAGTGACTTTTATCCGATTAACGAAAAGCTGCGGCAGGGTATAGAGTTGACAAGCGAGGAAAAAAGCGCTATAACTAACTTAGACCGTGCGCTTGAGAAATTCCCCAGGTACAACGGACCGGTCAAACGCTCTTTGGTTATATCCGATCCCACGGAGCTGCAAAGGTTTGTAAACACGCACGCGGTCGGCAACACAGTTACTTACAACGAGTACATAGCTGCAACCTGCGGAAAGACCTATAACCCGGACGCAGAGGTGCAAATCTATATTCCGCAGTGCAAAAATGGACGGGATATTCGATCTTTTAATGCAGGCGAGCAAGAGATATTGTATGTGCGTGGTAGTAGCTTTGTTGTTGGTGAGTTGCTTCAAAACAACTCTGTTACAAAAATTATTCTGTATGAGAAATAGGGAATGAATTATGAAAAAAGAAAAGCTATTTACCGCTCCCAGATGGAATGATCCACCTGTAGCAAGAGTAACAGGGCACAGAGAAATCAGCGCAGAGGAAAGAAAAAGAGCGATACAAGATGTTATTGACAAATTTTACGATGGAAAGTGTCCAGAGGATTGGCTGGATGCGATAAAAAAATACCAATAACATGAAGAAAGCAGAGCTGCAATGCAGCCCTGCTCTTTTTATGCCCATTTACAGGCTATGCCTGTGGGGATATATCATTTAACGAACCGGCAGCGTACGGTTTGGGAAAGGAGTCAGCAATGACAAAACACAATGCCGAGATGGAAAGCAACAAGGAGCAGAGCCGGGTGTGCGCACGCCTGCCGCTGAACCTCCAGCTGTTTGCCGAAGATACCGGCGAAAATGGAGCAGACACCAACGCAGAGGGGGCAGCGGGCGATACCGGCGCCAACTCCGATGGGGGCAACGACACTCCAACATTTGACGACCTGCTGAAAGACAAGAAATTCCAAAGTGAATTTGACAGCAGGGTCAGCAAGGCGCTTGCCACGGCCAGAGCCAAGTGGGAGGAAAGCGCCAAGGAACAGGCGGACGAAGCAAAGAAGCTGTCCAACATGAACAAGGAGGAGCGGGAGCGGTACAACCTGGACAAGGACCGCCAAGCCTTTGAGCAGGAAAAAGCGGCCTTTGCCAAAAAGCAGCTGGAAACAGCTGTGGCGGCAGAGCTGCTCCAGCGCAAGCTGCCTGCGCAGTTTGCGGCATTCTTGACCGGGAGTGACGCGGAAGCCTCTCAAAAGAATTTGGAAGCCTTTGACACCGCATTTCAAGAGGCAGTACAGGCCGCAACCACGGCCAACCTGCGGGGCAAGAACCCGCCCCCGGCAGGTAAGGGCGCAGCGGGCGACAATGTACCGCCCACAGACTTCCACGCCTATGAAGCGTGGAGAAAAAACAACGGCTAAGGAGGAATAAGAAATGCCGAACACGATTTTAACCCCCAATGTCATTGAGGCACTGATGGTACTGAAAAACAATCTGGTGATGGCCAACCTGGTGCACCGGGACTATGAAAAAGAATTTGTTAAGGTTGGCGATACGGTAACCGCACGCCGTCCCAGCAAGTTTGCGGCCAAGAACTTTACCGGCGCAGTGGATCCCCAGGAGCTGAACGAAGGCGGCGTGCCTGTAAAGATGGATCGTCTGCGTGATGTGACCGTACAGATCACCTCTAAGGAGATGAGCCTGGACCTGCGGGACTTCTCTGCACAGGTCATTGAACCGGCTATGACGGCCATTGCCAACGCAGTGGACGCGGATGTGCTGGCTACCGCCGTAGAGGGCGCAGGCCGCACAGTGACCGCTTCCGGCGAGGACGCAGCAAAGCCCATCAAAGATATTGCCAAGGTGGGCAGCCTGCTGGACTTTGCCGGTGTGCCGGTACAGAACCGCCGCCTGGTGCTGAACCCCTCTCACAAGGTGCTCTATGCAACGGACGACAATATGTCCAAGGTATCCTATGCCGGCGATGGTACCGCCCTGCGTGAGGCAGAGCTGGGCAAGGTGTACACCATGGACACCTACATGAGCCAGAACGCACCGTATCCCTACGGTTATCTGGACAATGCCGTTGGCACTGCCAAGACTTATAAGGTCAGTGGTACTGCCGGTGAGAGCAAGGTGGCGCTGTCCTCTGTGACTGCTGCTACTGCCACGGTGAAAAAGGGCGATTGCTTTATTGTGGACGGCTATGTGTACCATTTTGCCGCAGATGCTACGGCTGCCAGCGGCGCGGTGGCCGAGGTGGCTATTGACCAGCCGCTCCATGCCGCGCTGACCAACAAAGACGCTACGGTGATTTCTGCACCCACTTCCGTAGGGTTCCACCGCAACGGCGTGGCACTGGTGACCCGTCCTATGGATCTGCCGATGGGTAACAAGAACGCCTATGTGGCTTCTGCGGACGGCCTGGGTGTGCGTGTGGTCTTTGACTACGACAGCACCCACAAGATCGACACCGTATCCTTTGATATT